GCATCAGGGTGACTGACTTAACGCCAGTTGCTCTCATCTGCTGTAGGAACAATAGTTCTTTATCGTAATCACGCAGATCAAATGCATCAGGGTAGAATATTTCAACGTCTGGGGTTATGTCTTGCCATTCGCAGAACAACTGCCACAACTGCTCTTCTGCCAGTTCTAAGATGTCGGCCTTCTCAGATAGTTTCGCATTTAACATCTGAAACTCTGTCTGCATCGCCACGCCTGACTGGGTCATTGCCTCAGTACCGCGAACAGCACCCATATGCGCCATGCGATTAATGGCCTCGACCTTATCCTTTATCGAGTTGCGAACAGCATCAAGATTCTGACCGCTAGGCTGTATCTGATAGGGCTTTAAACTTGCATCCATATCGTCAGGCATATTGATAATTGCACCCGCACCTGCACTAGCATCGGTCTGGTATGACTTCACTAAGGTAGGGTGATTACTGATTCGTATTAATTGTTCAATCTCTGATAGTTCCTGATAGATTGCTCTCTGCATATAGGCCGCGTCTGCAATATCTGATATACCGATACCGCGAACAACTGATCTCTGGGCAGGAAGGAATACAGCAGGTATCTTGCCTAGCGCGTTATCTTCTTGCTCAACCATGCGCTCGTTATCATTGACCGAATGCCACAGCTGTACGCTGTCTTTAGTCCAGACCCTATACCAAGTATCTGTTTGCGTATCAGTCACCCTGTCGATTGCTTCCCTAATCTTTAGGTAGACAAGTTCAAATCTACCACTGGCCGTTCTTTCGTACTTCCAATCAAATACGTTCTCAGGGGTAAACATCGTCACATAAGGGCGAATCTCTTGTTCTAACTCTTCTGCCTTTGTTCCTGCTGTTGACTTAGGCTTATCCATCATCAACCAAACATGGCCGTAAACGCTAGACCAGATTTGCGCCTCTCGCATAAACGCATTGAAACTACGCCCATCTAAATCAGCATCCTTGAGAAATGGCTCAAGTGCTACATTCCCAGCGGCTGAGTTATACGCCCTAGTCGGGGGTACTCGCCATAGGAAACTGGAGTAAATGTGAACAATGTTTTTACAATGATTATCTAAGGGGGTTAGATCGAGTCGTCGGTTGTACTCATCTTTATCTTCTGAAATGTAGCGTGTCAGGTACGCTCCATCTATGTAATCTTCACCGCCCATATAAGAGCGCAAATAAAACTCCCAGCGAGACTGATTGTTGTCGTATTCTGGGTGTGTTGTTTCAATCGTTTTCATCAAGTCCACCTAGTAGGTTGTGGTGTGTCGTATTCAGTGCGAACGGGGAACAAGTATTCAACCAAGTAACCAAGGGCATCATTCATATGATCGAACCCATCTTTATTTGGTTGGCTTGTCCCTTCCTTGTATGTCTGCCGTTCTAATGACTTAATCGTCTGCTTGCATTTCGGGCTGATATACAAATGCCGCTCACCATCGCTCGACAGTAAACGACTATTTACAGCATTGATCCGATCCCTGACCAGTGCGTGATTCTTTTTCGCCTTAACGCTGTATCCTGCGTTTTGTAAGATCGACAAATCTGTGCGACCACCAGCAGATGTTTTCCGCTGTCTTGATGCTGGGTCTGGATAAACAATTATATTGCGAGTCGGATAACGCTCATCAATCTCCGCAACCATCTCATCGGTATTTGATCCATACATGACTATCTCGTCAACGGCATACAGCGTCCCGCCTTTACGAATACAGATAACGGCAGACATGGGATCAAGGTTAAAATCCATACCAATATGCAGTGTACCATTATCATCGTCTAACGCCAATACAGACTCTTCACGACTGAACGAGTAATAAATCAATCCAGAGTAAGTGACAAACTCCGCGCAGTATTCCTGATTGAATGTTCTCTCATCTAAATCCTGCTTGGCTTGCTCTATTTCCTCTTCAGGTACGTTGCCGCCCTGAATGGTGGTGTATTGAAATGACTCCCAATCTGCCGCCTTATCAATCCCTTTCGCCCAGAGATCGTAAAAGTGATTACGGCCTTTAGGCGTACCAATAAACAGGGCTGACCCTTGCCTGTCAGATAACGATGGCCTGATTACTTCATACCACGCCTCTGGCCGCATATCAGCAAACTCATCTAGGACCACAAAGTCTAACGCCCTGCCTCTTAGGTTGTTTGGCTTCTCCGCACCTTTCAGACTAATGACTGACCCGTTAATCAATCTCAGGGTCAATGCGCTTTCATTGGTTTTAGATATGTATTCCTGCGGGATAGTGTGAATAAGCATTAGCCACGCAATTTCTTTGGCCGATCCATAGGTAGGGGCGACATACCAGCAGTTCTTATCCTTACCGCTAGTTGCCGCTTTTAATAGTTCGCCAGTAGATAGAAACGTCTTACCGAATCGCCTACCCGCTACGCATACCCTAAACCTGCTAGGGCTACAAAATATCTCACTCTGAGGCAGAGTTAATTGCATTGCCGTCTACTATGATATTAATCGGGGGTATATCCTGCGCTTCTGGCTCTGATTCCTTCCAGCCAGCTTGCGTTTTGAGATAGAAAATATTGGCCGCTACATTACCTTTCTTGGCTAATTGTATAAGGTTAGACCCCATACTAGCGCACTGTTTAACCCTGCCCTTTTTATAAGCGTCAGAAACTTCAGGCTGTCTTTGTTCAATAGCCCGCAGGGTTGTTTCGGAAATGCTAAAGTAATCAGCGATCTGGCCTTTAGTCAGTACAGCCGCTAATGCCTCAAGCTGGGTTATTTGCTCTGGCGTAAACTCAATGATCGGTCTACCGCCACCATCGCCTTGATTGCCTATTTTCATATCATCCTACAAATTCAAATGATGCTGTTAATCTTGCAGTCGATGTTGCTTTAGTTTTATTGCTAAACCCACTGCTTTTGCCTGCTGGTTGCACTCTTGATGGCTTTCTAACCATCAACCAGTTTTTAGATTGGCTTAATCCATGAATAAAGTTAGGCGCAGAGGTAACAAGTCTTATTCTGCAACCATCTATTTTATATTTTTGCGCTAAAACTGACATAAATTTACCGCCCAAGCCTATACCCTGATAATCAGGTTTAACAACTATTCTATGAATTCTTTTGCAATTTTTAACCTTTGCGTGCGGAAAATGCAAAAAACTACACCATGCAACTGGTTCTCCCCCTATTTCAGCAATATATCTATGTGCCGCATTATTGTGATCAGCACTTAAATAATGAAACTCTTTAAATAATTTCCATTCTTCTTGCGATGCTTTTCTGATTTCAACATTGATATTGGGTCGCCTAAGTGACCTCCGATAAAATTGCTTCTCATTGGCATCATATATCCAGTCTGGCTCTAGCCATTCTTCTATATCGTAATGACATGATACAGCTATAAACTGCTTGTTTTCACGTCTAATAAACTTTTGGATCGCGGCACTGCCAATTTGTGCAACTTGCCTATCTACAACAGATGTAAATTCATCATATATAATAGGTTTATCGCTTTCCAAAATCACTCTAGCCAATTCTGCCCTCATTTTTTGACCATTAGATAATACACTAAAAGGCTTTAGCCAATCTGGAGGACTAGAGAAACCAACCTTGCTTAATGCTTCAGTTATGTCTTTTGCGGATAACTTTTCGTCAAAATCATCTATTACTGTTTTATCTGACCATTCAAAACCATCGAATAATTCAAAGTCTTTAAATACGTTTTTGGCAATTGTTGTTTTGCCAGAGCCTGAAGCTCCTACAATTAACCCAATATTCCAATCTATATCTTCAATAGGTATATCTACATCAAATTCTTTACGAACAACAGATGCGTCATAATCGAACTGCCCTTTAACTTTTTCAACCCTAAAGGAAGAAGGTATCTTGCTTTCTATTACAAACTTTGAACTTGGCATGAATAACCCTTTTCTAATAATTCATTATAGACCCTTTCTTGATGACCTTCGTTTTCACAGCTAACAATAATATTAAATACCTCGGAATATGATTCTTCTTTTAATTCGCTAGAATCTTCAGATAATCCATCAATGATGTTTGCTAATTCCTGATCATCAAACCCCAATAACGATAAATCTATATCTTGCGCTATATTTTCTACTTCTATTTTTAATAATTCATAATCCCAATCAGCATTTAATGCTAATTTATTATCAGCTATAACATATGCCTTACGCTGTGCCTCTGTAAGCCCTTCTAGCGTAATGGTTGGCACTTCATCTAATCCTAGCTTTTGAGCCGCCATAAGCCGCCCATGTCCCGCTATAATGCCATCATCTTCATCTATTAAGATAGGATTAGTAAATCCAAACTCCTTAATGCTTGACGCTACCTGTTGCACCTGTTGATCGCTGTGCGTTCGGGAGTTGTTTATATACGGTATTAAATCCCCTGACTTCCTATAGTTTATGCTTAACATTAAACCTCCGTTCCGAATAATTCATCTGCAACCATCACTGGTTCTTCTGGCTTTTGTTGCTCGACAATATCTTCCACGGCCTCATCTACAGACTGCGACCAATCCGCTAAAGCCTCGCGTATTGTGTGTCGTTGTACATCTGTTTCTACAAGTGAGTCCATGATTGCGTCGAACTGAGCCAGATGATCTTCTAGCTCAAAAAATAGGCATTCATCTATCCGATTTGATACTTTGATTGATTCCATAACACACCCCTAACGTAGATGGATAGGGGCATTGTATACGGTTTTAAACGATTATGTAAATTATCTTAGATCGTCTGCGGCTACTGCGGTAAGGGAGATAAGGGTAAATAGGATAATGTAAAGCACTGTTGC